GAGGACGAGAGTAGCGACAGTAGCGACCTGATCTTCTCGGCATGACCTCGTTCGACGGCTTCGACGATCTCGCCCAGCAGCTCCGGCAGTTCCAGGAGCAACTGAACCAGGGCGGACGCCTCGTCGACGACGCTCTCGATTCGGCGGTCGAGACAACGGCGGCGGGAGTCGAACGTCGGACGAAGCAGAACCTCACCGAGCACGGCGCAGTCGACACGGGGAACCTCCGGCGATCGTACCGGTACGCCCGTGTCGACACCGCCCACTACAAGGTCGGTACGTCGGTCGAGTACGCGCCAGACGTCGAGTTCGGAACCGATGCCCACGTCATCGAGGCGAACGACGGCGGGTTCCTGTACTTCGAGGGTGAGGACGGTCAGCTGATCCGGAAGCGCTCGGTGAACCACCCGGGGACGCCGGCGCAGCCGCACCTGCGGCCCGCGCTCCGGAACTCTGACCTGGCCCAGGAGATCCAGGACGAGATCGAGGACCTGTTCGAGATGGTGTTCAGCACATGACGCCAGAAGACGTCCTTCAGGCCATCGTCCGCGCCCTTGAGGCCTCGGACGAGTTTACGGGTGGCGACTACATCACCCACGAGTTCGACCCCGAGGGGACGGACAGTCGGCTCCAGCAGCCGATCGTCTCGTTCGACATCCCGAGCAACCCGCGGGCGACCGAGTGGGACTCGGACCTCGCCGGCTACCTGAGAGACAACACGGGCCAGCCACAGGGCCGCATCTTCCGGCCGACCTGGGAGATGCAGGTCGACGCGATCATCACGGTCGCCGGTGGCAACGACGCCCTCGACGCCTCGGTGCTCGGCGGCGAGTTCCAGCAGGCGCTTCTGCCGCACGACTCGGCGCTGTTCTCGAACCCGCTCCCCGATGGCGACGGCGGTGTCGTCGAGGAGATCGAGAACTTCACCGTCGCCGACGGCCAGCGGATGGACGACCTGGCCGGTCCAGGACTCCGGCGCTGGCAACAGGAGCTCGCGGTGACGTGGTACCACGAGATCACGACGGACGACCCCGTCGCCTCGGAGGTCACCATCGCGTCGCCGTCCGAGATGTCCGAGGACGAGGACGGTCGGATCATCTGGGAGTACTGAATCGCTCGCGAACTAACCTACCATTCCATCAACATGGCAATCACAATCGGTCAGTCCCCCGGAACCGAGGTCACGCTCGAGGCTGGCGCTATCGGAGGCATCGAGATCGGTGCCGAAGAGAAGCTCGTCATCTTCGCGCGCGGTGACCCGGCGAACGGGGACGCACAGACGAACAGCCCGGTGAAGATCGGGGCGAAGGGAGAGGCCGAGACGCAGTTCGGCGAGGACAGCCACCTCACCGAGCTGCTGAAGCAGGCCATCGACAACGGCGCCAACACAGCGTATCTGTGGGGCGTCATGCCGGCGACCCAGTCGGTCACCGGCGAGGCCGTCGCGGCCTCCCAGTCCTTCACCCTGAACAACTCACCCATCATCGAAGACGTCGCCGAGGTCACCGTCACCGACCCGGCGGGGCCGACGGATCTCGACGTCGAGTTCCGGTACAACTCGCCGCCGGCCACGCCGCAGACCGCAGATACGGCGTTCATCCGCCCGCAGTCCGGGGAGGTCGAGACGGACGCGGCCGCCGACTTCGAGGTCGACTACAAGTACCTCGACTGGCAGGCGGCGTTCAGCTCCGCCGACCCCATCGTCAACGAGGGCGAGTCGGGAGTGTACTTCGCAGGGTCGGACGCCGAGTCCGTCGCCTCGCTGCTCTTCTCGAAGGCGGAGAACCTCCGCGACCCGGCGTATAAGATGGTGAAGGCCGGCGCCGGCGCGCCCCCGAACGCGAACACGGGGGAGACGACGCCGGATCCGGACTACAACTCCACGGAGTACGCGGACAACCTCGACTCCCTGCCCGGGTTCGCGTTCGCGCCAGCCCGTCAGGACAACACGACGCACACGCTGCTCGGCGCGATCGCCGGGATCGCTGCGGGGAACGACCTCACGAACCCGGTCCGCGGCGAGCAGCTCTCGGGCGTCAGCGTCGAGTCCGGCAAGGACGACGCGGCGCTCTTCGACTGGGGCGAGCGGAACGACCTGCGGAACGCCCAGGTCGTCCCGGTCAAGCAGGAGGGTTCGATCAACCTCGACGGCTCGGTGTCGACGAACACCAGCGAGAACTGGGAGACCGACTACCAGACGGTCCGCGTCGTCGACCGCGCCATCCTCGTGGTGTACGCGGTCGCCCAGCAGATCATGAACACGCTGGACACCCCGGGCCGCGACGAGATCGCGGCCGAGGAGGCGCAGGCGCAGCTCGAAGGCATGGCCGACGAGGGGCTGGTCCTCCCGAACCAGCCGAACGAGACGAACCTGTTCGTGCGGCCCGTCGACGACACGCCCCAGGGCACGATCGCCCTCGAGATGGGCGTGACGCCGGTCCAGGCCGTCGACACGTTCAAGACCACCATCACGATCGGGTGATAACTCATGGCAAACGACCGCAATCAGACTGGTGACGACGTCGAGCTCGTCATCGACGGCGAAGTGGTTCCAGTCACGGACAAGGGCTGGACCGACACCCGAAACTGGGCCGAGTCGAACTTCGACGACTCGAAGGCACCCGACCGCGGGCTCTCATCCCGCTCGACGGAGGGTGACCTCGAGTACGACGGCACCAAGCAGGAACTGGAGCGGAAGCTCCACGAGGCGCCGCAGAACAAGCACCGCCTCATCTTCCGGAACAAGAAGCACGGCGGTGGCTACCGGATCATGGACGTCACCATCGACGACATCGAGCACTCGCACCCGGGCGACGGGAAGTCGAACGTCTCGATCAGCTGGTCCGGTGGCGAACCCATCCCCTTCTGACGACGTCGTCGACGAAGCGCGATCGGCGTACTGCTGAGCAACTACTTCTCGCGACCACACCATCATGACACGAGACAGCGACGTAGAAGTCCTGAACAAGGTACTGGAGGAACCGGAGCGGAAACCGTACATCATCGAGACGAAGCACGGCACGATCGAGTACGAGATTCGGCGTGCCAGCCGGACGCGGCGCCATGCGTTCATCGACTCGCTCCCCGACGAGCTCGTCGAGTACATGAACGAGCAGGCGAGCGAGCAGCGCGAGCAGATCGACGTCGACGACATCTCCTCGCTGGACGACCTGAGCAAGGCCGAGCCCGACGACGCGCCCTCGGACACGATGCTGACCGAGGAGTCCGTCCGGGCGATGGAGGAGTTCATCGTCGAGCACCTGGAGCACACCCAGATCCCGAACTCCGAGACGCGGGACCTCATGGAGCTGTGGCCGGACGAGCAGTTCTTCGCGACGTCGTTCCTCATCCTCGCCGTCTCCTCGGAGAGTGACTCGGTGAAGGACTTTCGCGTCGAGTGACAAGGGCCAGGAACTGCTGAAAGACATCGAGCAGTTCGGCCTCCCCAACGTCGATTCTGCGGCCGACCTCACTGTTCCCCAGACCGTTTTCCTGCGGGTTGCTCGCGCCGAGCGGAGTCGACGGGAGAAAAAGAAGATGAAAGGATAACATGTTCGAGGCACTCAACGCCAGCCTTCTCGCCACCGAGACGATCAGCCGCGCGATGAACAGCGCGGCGAACGCCACCGAGATGGCGGGCGACGAGGCCGTCCAGTCAGGAGTAGAGTTCGGGTCCCTCGGGTCGGCCCTCGATCAGGTCGACGACGAGGCCATCGAGATGGGAGTCGGGATGCGAACGGCGAAAGGCGCCGTCGACGAGATGGGCGACGAAGCACTGGAGGCCGCCCTCGAGACGAAGGCGCTCGACTCCGCGATGGACGACGCCGCGGCGTCGTCGCTCGGACTCGCCGCCTCGATGGGGCCGCTCCGCGGCAGCATCGGAACTATGGGCCCGCTCGTCGCCGGCGTCGTCCCACCGCTGTTCGGGCTGGCGGGCGCCCTCGGGGGCGTCGCGACGGCTGCCGGAGCAGCGGCCGGAGGCATCGCAGCGATCGCCTTCGGTGGCCTCCAGCGCCGCGCCGAGAACATGGCCGCCGCCTCGAGCGAGTTCGAGAGCTCGGCCGAGGCGATGAAAGCGATCTTCGAGGACTTCGGCAGCGAACTAAAGGAGGCGACCGAGCCGCTCCAGACCGCCGCGAACACCGAGTTCGTGATGTCCGGCTTGGAGGGCGTGGTCGACCTGGTCGGGATCGCGAGTCGCGGGTTCGCGCAGATGGCCGGGACGTTACGTGAAGTGGGGTCGATGTTCGGGGGTGAAATCCTGGCATCGGCCCCTGCTGTCTTCGACGAGCTCGACGCGACGCTGACGGCACTGATGCCGTCCCTCGAGGCGCTCGCATCGATGCTCGGCGACATCCCGCAGCTGATCGCGTTCCTTCGCGAGAGCACGGTCCGGGTCCAGTCCGAGATCATCGGGCTCGGGGGCGCGGTCGTCGACGCCGCAGCGGGACTGACGACGCTGGGGGTCGCGATCCTCGACGTCGTCCTCCCCGTGCTGAACCCGCTCCTCAGCCTCATCGGCTGGACGGCCACGCTGATCGGCTCGCTCCCAGAGCCAGTCCTGGCCGCAGCGGGCGCCTTCGCCGTCTACACCGCGGTGGTCGCCGTCTACGGAAGCGTCGCCGGCGCCGCCGCCGCTGCTACCGGAGTACTGGCCGGCGCCATCGGCGTGATCACGGCGCCGATCTCCGCGACAGCCGTCGCGATCGGGGCGCTGATCGGGGCCGTCGTCGGCATCATCACGTACTTCGGCCTCTGGGGCGACATCATCGAGTTCGTCGCCGGCGTCTGGAACGCCCTCGTCTCGATCGTCGAGTTCGCCATCGAGGTGACCTACGGGATGGTCCTCGCAATCGAGGACCTCCTCGGTCCACTGACGTTCCTCCTCGGGCCACTCGGGGTCGTCATCTGGACGATCGCGAACCTCGGGGAGATCATCAAGTTCGTCGGCGGCGTCTTCGACTGGTTCATGGGCGTCGTGAACACCGTGATCTCGACGGTGATGGGGTGGGTCGACACCGCGATCGGCGCCATCCAGCAGCTCATGGACTGGGCGATGTCCGTAGTAAACGCCATCCCGGGCGTCTCCGTTGATTTCGGGGATGTCCAGGAGACGATCAACCTCGACGGGCTGAAGGCCGGCGAGAAAACCGAGTCCGCGCCCGAGGACAAGGACGAGGGCAAGACGAAGGAGGAGTCGAAGAACCACTACGACTTCCGCGGCGCCGACTTCGGGAACGCATCCCAGTCGCAGGTCGAGCAGACGGTCACCGAGGCCGTCCGGAAGGCGAACAGCGAGTCGCGAGCCCGCGAGGACGGCCAGCAGTTCTGACCACCTATGAGTTCCAACGGCAACATCACGGACGAGCGCCGGCCGACAGCTCGGCTCGGCGACATCGAGTTCGCGTTCGAGCATCCCCAGCTGAGCAACCAGGGCTCGGGGAAGTACGTCCAGCACGAGGTTCTCCCGCTCTCCGAGGAGGACGACCGCGCGATGGTCCTGCAGCCGATGGGGCGCGAGGCCCGCGACTGGACGCTGCGCGGCACCTGCTACAAGGAGACCGCGAACACGCTCGACGACATGATCGGCTCGGTCGTCAGCCTCCGGCACTCCCGGCACTCCGGGGACGTCTACATCAGCGACGTCTCGACGGATCCGCAGGGCGTCGAGGACGGCACCGGCTGGCGGTACGACTACATCGTCGACCTGATCGAGGTGGTCTGAGTTGCCCATCGAGACTCGGCCTGTCTACGGCGAGGTGCGTGTCGCCGGCGAGACGTACCGCATCGTCTCCGGCGGCACTTCGGGGACGTCCCACCAGACCGAGCTCGACACGGGCCTCACGTACAAGAGCGACCGGTACAACACCGCCGGGAAGCTCGACGTCACCGTCCTCTCGGAGACGGACATCCCCGAGGAGGTCGAGGCGGAGGTCTCTCTCCGTGACACGGTGATCTTCCAGGGGACGATCCGGAACTCGAAGCCGGGCATCTCGCTGCGGATCCGGCTGAACTGCTACGACGCCGTTGCGGACCTGAAGCGGAACCACCTCTCGGGGACGTACAACCGCGCCTCGGTCACGGAGATCACCGAGGCCGCACTCGCCGAGGCCGGCGTCGACGGCCGAGTGGACCTCCCACAGGTCCGGGTGTCGCCGTCGTTCGACGAGACGCGCTGCGACAAGGTGCTGAAGAAGGTCGCCCGCTGGGGCGACGCCGCCTGGTGGGTGTCCGCCCGCAACGAGGTGGTCGTCACGGAGAACATCGCCGCGGAGACGGAGCAGCACGACGTCGAGCTCATCCGGGACGGCTCCCCGGGGAAGCGGACGCCCGCCTACCAGTCCGTCCGCGTCATCGGTTCGAGCCCCGTCTCTCGACGCGGGCTCGGCTACCGGTACATGATCTCGAGTTCGCCGATCGTCGCGACGGCGGGCTCCGGGACGCCGCGGTTCACCATCCGCGACAACGACATCCAGACCCAGGAGCAGGCGCAGAAGGCGGCCGACGCCATCTACAAGCGCCTCCAGGCGCAGCAAAAGTCGGGCTGGGTCGAGCTGGTCGGCGACGAGGCGATCCGGCCGTTCGACACGGTCCAGATGCCCGAGAACCTCGGCGGCGAGGAGTACCTCGTCGCCGCCATCAAACACACCCTCGACTCCAGGAGCGGGTTCGTCACGCGCTGCAACCTCGGGGGACTCATCGAGGCCTAACACCATGACTGAAGAAGAACTCGAGAACACGGAGCGCGCTCGCATCCTGAAGGTCATCCGGGACGAGATCCGGATGCCGCGCATCGCCGAGGTCGAGGAGGTCTACGCGCACACCACGCCGGACGACACCTCGAACCACGAGGCCGACCTCTCGATCCCGCCGGGCCCGCACGAGATCCGGAGCCACGACCGCGTCCCGATCGCCGTCCCGACGTCGGGCGCGCTGACGGTTCCGCAGCCCAACGACCTCGTCCTCGTCGACTACCTCGCCGACGACGGCGACGCGCCGATCGTCACCCAGGTGGTCTACGGCGACGCGGCCGACGACCGCGCCCCGACCGGCGACGTCGGCGACGTCCAGTTCAGTCGCGGCGACCTGTCGGTGAAGGTCGCCGGAGACGGCTCGTACGCGCGGCTTGCGAGCGGCGCCGGCGCCGGCTCCCCGGACCTTGTGGTCGAGCTCGACGACTCGGGCCGCGTCACGCTCGGGAACCCGGACGGCGACCTGCAGCCCGTCGCCCGCCGGGGTGACGCCGTCGAGGACTCGAGCGGCAACCAGATCGGGACGATCGTCGACGGGAGCGCCGACGTCGAGTCGAGCTGACGCAGGCCTGTCGACTACTTGAGGTGCTTTTTCGTGCAAGACTCAGACCCCACCGAAGCAGAGATGTACGGCCGCGGGCTCTCGTTCGGGTCCCGCTGGGACTTCGAGACGAGGGCCGGCTCGATCGCACTCACGGAAGGACGAAACGTCCTCGGGCGCGACCTCGCGTTCGGCACGACCATCGAGCTCGGCGACCTGCTCCACGAGCGGCTCACACCCGACCTCGCGGAGGAGATCAAGATCGCCGTCAAACGAGTCGCCCGTCGCGACGGCCGGATCCAGCGCGTCGTCGAGCCCGTCGAGGTCAGACGTACCGATGACGCCGGGACGGCCGAGGTACAGCTGACCGTGGTCGCGAAGACCGGCGAGCGCGGCGAGTTCGTCCTTCCACTGTAGGAGATCACGATGGTACTTGAACCAGAACAACAGGAGCAGATCTACGAACGCATCAGGGACGCCATCGCGGCAGCGTCGGCCATCACGAACTTCAGTCCGAACAGCCCTGAGCGGGCGATCACGAACGACGGGTTCAGCGCCGAGATGCGCGAACGCCAGCACGAGGCGCTCGCCATCCAGCTGTCGGCGTACATCGACTACGCTGGCAAGCGGATCACCGAGCAGGACCTCGATGACCTCGGCGTCGACGCAGAGCGCGTCAACCTCGAGCTGCTGAACTCGTACATCGAGTCCTCCGACCTGGACGCGCTCGCGAAGCGGTACTCCACGTTCCGGGACCCCGGGACGTTCGCGACCGGCACGGTCACCTTCCAGACGTCGACCGACGAGGTCCTCATCCCGAACGGGACGGTGGTCGGCACGCAGCCCGATGCTGATGGCAACTACCTGGCGTTCTTCACGACCACGGAAGTTGTATCGCCACAAGGAGAATCCTCCGTCGACGTCGACATCGAGGCCGCCGAGCGCGGCACTGACTACAACGTCGGCGCCGAAACGATCACGTTCCTCCCGCAGTCCGTCCCGGGCGTCGGCGGGGACCCGCCCGTCACCAACGCCGAGGCGACGACCGGCGGTGAGGATGAGGAGACCGACGAGGAGCTCCGCGAGCGAGCGAAGGAGTCGCTGCTCGGCACCTCGGGCGGCGGTACCCTCGAAGGCGTCGAGAATGGGCTCATCGCTGCCTTCGCCGGCTTGGACAACGAGAACGTCCAGATCGTCGAGTACACCGACCAGGACCCGGTCACCTTCGACTACGTCGTCGACGGCGGCCCGACCGACGATGCACTGCGAGACAAGATGGACGAGCTCCGGCCGGTCGCCGTCGGGGGCACACTTGTTCGCCCGACGCAGGTCACGCTCGACATCGCCGCCGACGTCTCCGGCACCGACGTCGACACCGAGGCCGACGAGGAGGACCTCCGGAACTACGTTGGAAACCTCGGGCTCGGTGACACGTACGTCATCGACCGGGTGATCCAGACGATCATGAACGCCGACGATGGGATCCAGGGCATCGACACCCTGACGACGACCGCCGTCGACGAGGCCCACACCTACCAGACCGGGACGAGCGTCTACGCGCTCGACCGGGCCCCCATCGTGGCTGGCTCGGTCGCGAACGTCGAGGACGCCTCCGGCGACCAGTACGAGAAGGGTACTGACTACCAAGAGGTCGACAACTCCGGCGACGGCGAGCCGGACGCGATCGACTGGTCAATCGGCGGCGCCGCGCCCGACGACGGCGAGACGTTCACCGTCGACTACCAAGTCGACCACGACGTCTCCTTCGGGACGAAGGAAAAGTCGGTCATCGGCGACGCCACGGTGACGGAGGTCTAAGATGCCCGAGGACAC